TAGGAATGAACAGGAACCCTTATCCCTGCTCTATGAACTCACTCCCCGACTAGCGAAAAAACGATATCGACAATCAATCTATGAAGCCTGGAACCATAGCTGTGGTTATTGTGGGGAAACGGCAACATCTCTCGACCATATAGTTCCAAGATTTCGTTCAGGCTCTAGTAATAGAAATAATTTAGTACCTGCTTGCAGGAGTTGTAATGCAAATAAAGGAAGCCAGAATATGAAAGATTGGTATAAACAACAAGATTTCTTTGATGAGCTTAAACTGATTAAGTTAGTAGAATGGGCTGAACAGGATTTATCTGAAGTTATTTGTGTTACTGCATATAATCAATATAGAGATGCTATGACTGCTTAGTTTTTAATAATGTATGAGAAAATAGTAATACTAAGGAGGACTAGTTATGGGATTAACTTATAATCCTAACAATGAAAATTTTTTTGATATAACGAACGAGAAAACGGATCATAAGACGGACCATAAGACCAATTATAAAACTGATCATGTACTAAATCATTCAGAAAGAGTATGTAGTGGACCGTTTTGGAGAAGGAGATGTTGGACAAACAATTGGACTACGCCTGATACTAAGAAGAACAACAGAAACAAAGAGATGAATGATGGTAATACTAAGCTGAATAATGATAATAAAGCTTTGAATAAGAAGAATACTAAGAGAAATAATGCTTATGCAGATGCTGTAACTACAGCTAAAACAACACAGTCTGGAGAATATGCTGTTAAAAGAAATGAGATTAGAACTTCAGATACTGATAATGAAACTAAATCTGCCATAGAAGGCGTATTTAAAGCTTTTTACAGAGACAAAAAACTCCAAACGTGGGATTCTAATTTAGGCACTAAACCTGACTATGGAGATTTTGATCCTTCTTATTATGGGAAGATTTATACAAACGTTAAGAATAAGTATAAACAATATGAAGACGATGATGATATAGATGTAACCGAGGGTTATGGAAAGGAGAACTATTATTACTGGCATTACACTAATCAGGGTAAAGCAGAAGGTAAACGAGGAAATAAAGCTGAAGTGTTGGCACAGGCTAGAGATTATCTAGAAGAATCTCCAGAGTTCGCTGAAGGAGGTTGGGAGAATCAAACAGATACTGAATTAGCTTTTATAAGAGATCAGCAACTAGGTATAGGAGATAATCAAACTGAAAGATTTTTAAATGTACCAGAGATTGCAAACCTTTGGGAAGAAGCAAAGCAAGCAAGTCAAGAAGGAAGATCTAATCATTTTATCAATCTTGGAAAAGAATACTTTTTAGATGTAAATAAACCAGAGGAATTTACGGCTTTATTTCGTTTGTCTACTAGACCTGAAGATAAACAAATTAGTTTTGACTATAGTTTAGAAAATGGAAATCCTACAGGACTGACTGAGTTAGAAGATACCATAACGGGGGCAATAGGTGCTCAGGGACTTACGGATACCACAAAATTTGCAGCTTTAAATCAAAATATTCTTAAAGATTCAATAAATGAATTAAAGAAAGCTAAATTAAAAGAACAAGAATTGGAAATGCTACAAGGTTTTGGTACTTTTGGAGAAATCTTTGATATAAATAAAACTTTAACTGATTCTTTGTTGAATGATACTGGCATAGGAGGTTATCTGCCCTTTGCAGGCTCTAAAAGTGGGTTTGATCCAGAATCCCTAGAGGAGCAACTTAAAGGTGTTACAGGGGTTAGAAATGAGGTTGTATATAATTGGCAGGAATGGTTTGATAATAGCATTAAAGAAAAATACCAACAAGATCTTGATTTAGGTTTTTCTATAGAGGAAGCGGAAGATAATGTACGTATACAAAAAGAATTTGCAGAGTCTTATATTGAAAATTATTTATCACCTAGATTTGATGAATCTCGTTCCATGAATGAGTTTGTGGAGTATTTAGATGTTAGACAAGAGGAACAGAACCCTTTTCAAACACAAAGTTTACTGAACGCTTTGAATGAAATAGGAAATAGGAGAGCAAACACTTTCTTAGATCAGATAAGACAAGAGGCTGCCGATGCAGGAGGAAAGCGAGGTTTTAATTCCTCTTTCTACTTTGATCCTACTGTCAGTGAAGGAAGTGCAGAAAATGAAAAGTATATAAGGCAGAGAGATACAATTGCTGCTGACTGGGATCAAGCAAGGGATAATCCCGATTCTCTCATAGAAGGCTTAGGATATGACACTACCTGGAAAGCACAGGCATACAGATATGGAACTGATATTAATAACCAAGATCAATTTGCTCGTTTACACTACCAGATAAAAGGTAAAAATCCAGATTTTAGATTTGATGCGGCAGAGGATATTGTAACTTACGATAAAGTAAAAAACCTCTTATATGACAACATTTTACCTGCTTTAGAAAAGGAAGTAAAAAACACTAAAACAATATTTGGTAATTTTATAAAACCAGAGGAGTTTGCCGACGACATGTTGGAAGGTTTAGATCCTGATACACCTGAAAGTTGGGATGCAGCTTTAGAAGAATTAGGACTGGAGGATTTTCAAGGAACTCTAGAAGATTTAAAAGAGTATATATCCAGTACTTTAAGAACAGGATCTGCTGAAGATATAAGAGCACAGATTAAATATTTAAATAAAAAGCGTAAAAAACCAGACCAATATTTATTAGGTGTTGAATATATTGCAAGAGACGAAGATTATAAACCAGCAGATAAGTTAGAAGGAGATACACAACTGTATAAAATATTTCAAGATGGAGGATATGAAGGATCGGAAGAAGACTTTTATGAGAATGTGTTTCCTGATTTAGATCCAAGTTCACAGGAAATATTGTCTCAAGCTGGGTCTAAAGATGGGAGAATAACATTAGAGGGATTCGGAAAAGATTACTCAAACGATCCTTTTGCTGCGTTTGCTGGGATATCCAAGATTACTGGCAGTGACTCCGATATCTTTGGAGGCGTAGATAGAGACGAAGATGAAGATGAAGAAAAAGACGTAGCCGACTCATTCAGAATATTTGCTGATGATGATGACGATGACGAAGATGAATATGATGACCTATTCGGTGTAGGTTCATATAAGAAGAGTAAATCAGGACAAGAAATATTAAGCAATTACACCAAAGGTTTCAGTAGTTTCTTTTAACTTTACACATGTCAGATAAACGTAAAAAAGCAGCAAGTGTAGCAAAAATAGCTAAGGATAAATTGGCATGCAATAAAGCAAAGAAAACTCCTAAACATCCTACTAAGTCTCATGTAGTAAAAGCATGCAAGGATGGTAAAGAAAAGATTATAAGATTCGGTCAACAAGGTGTAAAAGGAGCTGGTAAAAATCCTAAAACATCAAAAGAAAAAGCCCGTAAGAAGTCTTACTACGCCAGACATAATGCACAAGACTCTAAACCAGATATATTCTCAGCTAGATATTGGTCTCATAAGGTGAAATGGTAAATAAAATTGTGTATGATTATAGTAAGAAGTAATTACTATTATGTCCGGTTTTTCTAAAGCCATAGAGTTAATTTGTAAGTATGAAGTTTATAACGAACAGTCCTATTGTGATCCAGTAAGTAATAAAGAACCTTACACATTTGGATATGGGACACAATACTATCCAGATGGATCACCAGTTAAAAAAGGAAACCGCTGTACTCAGAAGAAAGCTTTAGACTTTTTATTACATGAATTATATGTAATTGATGCTGAACTAGATAAATTACAGCTAGATATTGATAGTTCAATGAGAGAATCTTTGATATCTTTTATACATTCAATAGGATGGGAAGCTTTTTTATACAGCAGTGTAGTTGATTATATCAGTGCTCAAAAGTACCATGCTGCCGCAGATGAGATGAATCGTTGGATATTTGACCATAATCATCAGGCATTAGGTCATCTATTACATAGAAGACAAGAAGAAACTACTTTATTTTTATCAGAACTAGATACCAATGTATCTGCGTTACCAAACATTCTTTTAACAGCTGTCAAAGAGTACTGCGGTCACCCAAATCAAATACAGGCACTGGTAAATTTAGAGCAGAGAATGAACCCTTATATACTTACTGAGTTCATGAATACCTTCGCAATTGAGGTAAAAGATATAGGACCTACTGTAGGAAACGACACATATTACGAACTTACCTATGGTGATTTTGATAGATAGGCGTAGAATAGGTGTAGAAAATAGTAACAACTAATGGAAAATTCAGTTGAGCCAAAAGCATTCCAACTGCCGTTAGAGCTACAGTTTTCCATGAGGAAAGCTGAGATGAGAGCCACCGAGATGACTTGGGATCAGCTTTACTTTGCCTTGTTAAGCTTGTATCACCAACGTCTAATGGAATGGTATGCTCTCAAGTCTCTTATGGCAGAAGAAAATGTTGATATAGATTTTGATGTTCCAACGGACATTGAACTATTAGATCTTGTCGCCAAATCTAAAAAACATCTTGAAGAAGAATTAGATGAAGACGACGATGAACCTCTAGCCATTTAAGTTTATTAGCCTGTTTAAATACCAATTAGCTTTCTTTAAGGACTCTGTTCCTCCTTTTTTACGTTCACGCCACATATACTTAGCTACATTACCTTTTAAATAACCACGGAATTCTTCTGGCGTAAGCTGTGCTTCTATTGCATCTATGCATTCCACAGCACCAGCTGCATAGTGCATTGGTTTATCTACAGGATCAAAAAAATGTAAAGGCTTTTCAAGAGAAGGCATAGGACAGAAGCCATCAGTACATTCTTCCATTGTCTTATTTACTTCACTGTTTTCGAATTCGGAGAGCCTAACGCCAGTAAGAGGGTTTTTGGCCTCACTGAAACCCCTGGATACCTTTCCACTGCTTCCTCCATCGATGGAATATAACCCGTCATACCCGGTCTCTGACCCTCCAGTCCCAGATTCTGTCTCTCCATTCCCTCTTCGCATACTGCTAATCCTCGATTATACATATCATACAGAGGAATATCATTTTTTTCATTATCTATTTCAGTACCGAAATCTTCTACAGATAAACCTCTACATTTAACTTCGTCTTTAACGAAATCATTTAAAAAGTTAGTTGCACCAAGCATGACTATATAAGGTATGATTTCTTTCTCTTACAATGGTATCATGGCAAGATTCTATGATTCTACTTACGACCCTAGACAAGATTCAGGTACTTCTGGATCAGAGGTATCCGACTTAAATCCTGAGCAAGGGTATGATGTAGACCTACGTCGTATTGATATAGATAAACGTGGAGACGTGGAAGATATAAATGATGATCAAGGCAGAGTTAAAAAATTCTTTAAAGCAGCAAAAGCAGCTGGTTCCTTTAGACAAAGATCAGGTTTTGATGAACCTTCTTTAGGAGGACGTATACCTGTAGGTAAAGCTGATATAGGAGGTGTTGAGTTACCAAGTCTTAGAGGACGGAACTTTGGAGGACCTGGAGGAGGGTCTACAGAGTATGCAACTAAACCAAAACCACAGTTTGGTAAATCCTTTTATATGTAACTAAACACCTATAGGTTTGTTTATATTTTTTCTTTTCCTTTCTGGGTAATCAATATCACAAGGATTACCTCTATAAAATAACAATTGAGTAATGCCTTCATTGGCATAGATTCTATTAAATAAGGAGGTGCAATTACTAATTTGTAATGTTAAATAGCCTTCCCATCCACTTTCAGCTGGAGTTATATTACAGAAAATTCCTGACCTCGCATAACTAGATTTTCCAACAGCAACAACAGTAATATCTTTAGGTAATTTTAACTTTTCTTCTGCTCTACATAAACAATATCCAAAAGGGGGTAATATGAAGTATTTACCTCTCTCATCTTCGTGTAATTCAGTAGCTTTTAATATGTCGGAATCAAAATCTTT